GTCGGAGTTGTTTCGACAACGCTTGTAGTGCTAAGGTTGACCCCTCACTTAACGCCCTGAATTCTTCGCCGTCGATATTGCCCTTTCTGAATGATTGAACAAGCTGTCCTAATACAGAATTAACTTCTGCTACGCTATTTCCTTCAAGTTTGAATGACTTAGTAAGATTCTCAGTAAAATCAAGTAATTGCCGCACAGAAAACCCAGCCTCTTGACCTGCACGAGAGAACTTAGCAAAAACACTAGTTAAATTATTTACATTCTGGCGGGTTTCTTGCGCTATCCGATTTAGCTCCATCTGAACGAAATTAAATTGCTCAGTGTTAGCTGTTATGTTACGTAGTTGATTATCTGCGAGCGTAATATCATCAGCGAAAGTAATGAATGCCCTGGTGGTTAATCCTGCAAAAACACCCTTGGCAATATTTGAGAATTTAAATAATGAATCGCCAGCGCGTTTAGATCGTTTTTCTACACTAGAAAATGCTTTCTCGGATCTTTTTTGGAATGCCTCGGTTTTCTTAGCTGCATCAAGAATGTCAGCGTTATATTTTGATATCTTTGCTTGAAGTTCGAGTATGAGCCTTTCGGTAGTGTCAGCCATTACAAGCTCCTAGTGATATCTAAAAGTTCTTTGCGTGACCATGCTGGTTTTTTGTTGCTCTGTTCATCAGGGTTTTTGGCCTGGTTGACGAGTTGAATTCTTTTTGCGGTTAGTAGAGGATTGGAATTCCAGGCCTCTTCCGGTGACATATTCAAAACAATTGAACACGCCACCAAATATTGATCTATGTCGAGAACAGGGAACTTAGCTTTTGTATGAACAAAGGTGTCAAACTCCGTTTCTTTTTTTTTACATCTTCTGGCTGCTCACCAATATTTAAGGCAAAAATAGCAAACTCAAACACTAAGTAAGGATATGTCTGAACTAAGGTACCATCAGGCGTGTACTTGTGGGCAGAAACACCCTCCAAAAGTACAGCCTCCTGCATTTCCTCGAACGATACCATTCTATCCATCTCATTAGCCGCAAGATAGAATAACCATGCCGCCAAATGCATTTGAGCGATACCAGAAAGCCGAGCCATTAATTCAGTATTGGCCTGGTCAGTTTCTTTTTCGAAGGTGCCCAACGATTTGACAATGTTGACCTCGTTAACCATATCCATAAATAACGCGTGAGGATCGACGCCGGTTTCAGTCTTGAACTTAGCATAAACCCTGGCGTTCCATCGCATAGGGTATTCAACGCCATACACCTTAAGTTTTATTTCGCCATCGTATTTATTTACTGCGCAGGTTGGTTTATCCATTACGCGCCACCTTCTAATGCTGACAATCTGCGCTCTAGCTGTTCAATCTTGGCAAGCAAAATTGGGACGGCTTTAGATTGATCGACACCAGCAGGGGTTACTTTGTGTTCAATTTCTGGTGTAACTTCAATGCTGACAATTTCCATCATTGGCGAATCATCGGCATTAAAACGTAACTCGCCTTTTTTATCACCAGACTTGTAAACTACCTGCTGTTCTTGTTCCTCAAATACTGCCGGGGTAATATCGTAAACATCGTTCAAAGTTAAATTACGCGGACCATTGCCCTCATTGCCAATATCAAGTTTGGCGTCAACACAAGCGTGCGCATCGAAGCCCCACACTAAATCACCGTCAGGGTCGTTTTTCCAATTGAATGTTCTGAAACATGAAAACAGCTTATTAAATTCGGCGTTAACAACAGTATCAATTGGTAAATCTTTAAAATCCTTTAAGCGCGGATCGGATGATGTGTTGTATGCAGTTGACGTGCCAACAGTTGAAATATTACCAACAAACCCATTAGGGTTATAAAAATTACACGGCGCAGCGCTGCCGGTGGTATTATTTTCATAATTTATGCGCCCCTCAGTCGTAGAAATCACAACCCTGTCAACCAGTCCGGACGGCGCGGACCCGATTTCTAGCGTACCAGTATTATCAGTATGAAGAAGCTCAGAGAAATCTGTTGATGAGCTGCCAGTTTTACCTACAAAGGCCCTCATTAAAGGAGGGGTCGCATCAGTTGCCACGAAGTGAAATTTATTGGTCGCGTTTCTCATTATCGTAGATACCCAACTATCCACGGCAACCGGAAGGTTAGCGCTCGCCCCAGGTTTTTTAACAACAGATGTCACTTCACTCGCGATATCTGATGTCACGGACGGAACCGCTGTCTTACCCATATTGCCAGCGTCCGCATTATCTTCAATTACTTGAGTTTCAGCCCATGTTTTGTTCTTAGTAAAATCAACCATTTTAAACCCGTCCTAATGCTTTGTTGCCTGCCGTATCTACAGCAAAATCTGTGCCCGTATCTACCGCGAATTGGAATGCTAAATTTAGCTCGAAACCTTCAGTGCTTGATAATGTAACAGAGCTAGTCAATGCTGAGTTTTGCTCTGTCGGTTCTGATATTGCAGTGACCATAACTTCGAATATTTCAACACGATCTAAAGATGGCCCATATCTAACTTGGAGATTAAAGAATGTTTTCGCATCATACTGAGCAAGCAAAAACTGATATGCAGTATCAGTGCTAAAGATTATCTCACCTGTAATATCAGCAGTTTGCCTGCCTTCGCCCTCAAGGAATTCACGAACATTAGCAAGAGACTTGTTTGATATGTCAATAGCTTCAGTTACTAAATTCTTGCTATGAGATACTTGCCCGCCAATTAAAATGGCAAGATTTGGCGTAATCTCGGCAAGCAAGATAACTTTTGAACCATTAAGAACGCCAGCTAAAGAAGTCATATTAAGACACCGCGATCGTGCCGGTAGAGCTTAACGTAAACGAATCAGCAACGACGGCATTTAACGAAGGGTTATCACTGACAGCAGTGATCATGTATTGAGAAATAATCGTTCTTGTTCCTGCCGTCCTGCGAAGACGAACAAATGTCTTTGCGTCATAAGCAGTGTAAAGCAACAAATAAGCTGCTGCGGAATTATTAATCGCTTCAATTGAAACGTCCAATAATCTTCGACCTTCACTTTCAAGAAATTCACGAAAATCAGCCAACGATTTATTGGTAATTTCGATAGCTTCAAGAGTGTCGTTCAATGTGTGAGATGTCTCACCAGGTAACTGAATATAATCAGCAGCATCTAATGTTTGTTCAATTTCGAGAAATACTTTAGTTCCCGACAGTGCGCCCGTAATACTAGCCATGATTAAGCCCTTTTAAAATTATGAAATAATATTAACCTTAACGGTCGATATATGCAAACCAAGTTATTGATAGGTCGATTATGAAATATGATCCATCTTCTCTAGCTGGTTCTGGCGATGCCGAATCAATTTCTATTGTGCAAGTATCTACTGTGTATTGCTGGCCTGTTTTGTATGCCGCAAGGAGAGTATCTAATGTGGTTAGAATAGAGTTTTTACCTTTGTTCTGAAGTCCGTAAATGCTTATTTGAAATATGCCGTTAAATTGATCGGCCAAACTCTTGTCTAATGGGGTTGTATCAGCGGGAAGGTTAAACAACTCAAGCCATATAGCACTAGCGCCTTGCTTGCCCTTTCGTTCAACAGTGTCATTTTCTTGAATTATTGGAACACCAAGAGATAGGCCGGTTACTGATCTAATTAGTGCTTTTTCCACCGCAAGCCAACTCATAAATTATTTAACCTTTTTCGTAAGCGCAATTTCATATTAACAATGTTGATTCTCATCATGCCAACCGGGGCCAGTCTGGAAAATCCTCGACTAGATAATTTTCTAAAACGTTTTTCTTTTTTAATCCAAGTTCCTTGCTTAACCTGTTTAGGATATCCGCCGAATTCAACTACTCTAGCATAAGGTGAGTTATTGAAGACGAACATAGATTTATCAGATACTTTTTTAATCCCCTGGCGATTGACCGTGGCAAACTTACCTCTTAATTTTTTCTCAGCAAAACCGCGAGCTTTGCCTTTATTTGGTGATTTTAGTACGCGATTATTTGGTTTTCGCGCTATCTGCCAGTTGGCTAGCAATTTACCGGCATCGCCCTGTAGATGAATTGGCGTATTTTGCAGAGTTGCGCCAATTGCCCTTATGGCTTCGTCCTCGTAAACCTGAGTTGCTTTAAATTGAAGATTAGCAGCAAATCGATTTATAAGCTTGGCCCCGTCAGTATTCCATTTAGCCACGACACTGAATCTCAACGTAAGCCAAAATGCCGCTAACTTTTTTTGGTGAAAAATCCTCAATGGAATACTGGATTGAATCAATAGTTATTTTTGATTCTTCATTTATCGTTCCATCCCAATCAGCATCAGGAACAGCCAGCACCCGGCGATCATTGGCGAATATCATCTTGCCATCAATTCGGCTGGACGGAAAAGACCCGACATAAGCCAACAATGAAATAGGCGCCGCATCGGTTTCGGCTATAGATAAATTATCCAAATCTTCAACGGTGCTAACTTGGGTAAGTATTGCAGCGCCTTTGAATCCGTATCTTGAAATCTGGCTTTTTGCCGTTTGTATTTGAGACATTTAACCGCCGTGTAGAATTAATGAAAATCTTCGTGTTTTTATAATTTTAACACTAATCGGACTTTTTACAAAATAGGCTTGTTTCAATATAAAATATGATATAATCTATTAGTTAATTTATTATAGATAAGGAAGTGAAATGCCATATATATTAATTACAGATACAGCCAAGCAAGCCCTTAGCAAGTTATCGCAGAAGCGAAAGGGCGATGATAGTCTGATTAAAACTAAGGTTGACGTTGCAAGCGAGGCTATTATTAATGCCAGCAAAAAGGAGTGTGATAATGCGTGAAATTAAATTTAGAGCTTTAGCAGTGGTTAACGATAAGCATAATAATATAAAAGTTGGTGATTTCGTTTATGGTCAATACATCGAAAGCGGATGTGATGCGCCCTGTATTATTTTTGGCGATGGTGATCAAATCGAAGTGGACAAGAAAACTCTAGGTCAATTTATAAATATTAAAGATAAAAAAGGTGAGGAGGTTTTTGAAGGCGATGTGATGTCTCCAATTCATTATCAAGAAGTTGCTTTTGGAAATGCCGTAGTTGGATATAAAAAATGTATGTTTTGCTTTGAAATAAACAAACCATTCATATCAAAAATAAAACCAATAACAGAAAGCTTTAGTCATGGTGCTAAAGCGAATAACCATTTTATAGTAATTGGCAATATCCACCAGAATCCAGAACTAATGGAGCAAAACTAATGATCAAGAAAATATCAATTGAGCAGTCCATCAATGGCCGAGCTAAAGCATCACGAATAATTATAGATTTTGATGATGGTTACCGAGTGTGCCACGAAATGCCAAACCAACTAAACCTATTTGGACTGTCAAAGCAACTTCATGACTTTGCGGCTTTTATTTATAAGTGCGGCAAAGCACGGGAGCAAAAGCCATGAAAATAGTATATGAGTCCTCATCGAATGTTTCTTTAACCACAATCGATGATAATGAAGATCGGCACGTAGGATGCTCGGTAGGTGATCTCAATGATGGCATACAGCCAACCTACGGCATGACGGCTGATAGTATGGGGTTTAACAGCTTTGCTATGACCATTAACCTTAAGGGTAAATCATGAAAAACGTAAATCCGATGGTGGGGCAAGTTTGGGAAAACATTAAAAGCGGAACGTGTGACATGTTAATGCCAAGTCATTTTAAAAATATGGATATCGAGTATTTTCTTTCTAGGCACAAATTCCTCCCACGAACAGATTTAGAGTGGCTGGTTTGCAACTTTAACTCATGGACGACGGATCTACTTTTTATATGGAAGAAAGGCGATGCATGTTACGCAACCAGCGATCCAAAGGTTGTTGTTTCTGATTGCTACACCCGCCAACAATGGCAAGGCAAACGCTATGAGTTAGGCCTTGATGAAGCGCCTGGGGCGGCAAAAATTATGCGCGCTTCTATTAATCGCAGTTCTAGTGACAAAAGGCTAATGAAAATGCCTGACATGGACGCTATCGATTACATTAATGAATGCTTTAAAGCTTATGGCAATTTTAACTTTAAAAAGGAAACAAAAATGATTGATTTAAAAAATACGAATATCGGGGACGAATATCTTAATGAAGATTCTCAGATTGTAACAATGGTAATGCAGAGCGATAACGAACATCAGTTTGTTGGCAAGGTCGGGGATTCGTTGAGCCTTTATAATGTAGCAGGTATGAACTACGACAAAAGTTGCCAAGACCTTGTATCAAAGTATGAACCCCACCACTGGCTGAAGGATTTGCCGGATGCTGCTTACTTTTAGTTGTTTGGAATTGAATATATCCACTACTCTCTCGGGTATAAATGGCTGGCAACTAGACCAGGAGTACATAGTGACAGCGCTAGAACATCTCAAACTTTGGATAACTCAATGATGCCAAATTTAACGGACGATGAGCGTAAGCTAAGCAAGATTTCTATTGTTGAGCTTAAAAATTGGCAGTTAAATAAAAAGGAGCAATTATGAATATTTTCTTATTACTTATATATATCGTATTGAACGGGGCGTTCAGCCTAATGGTTGTGAGCGACCTTAGATGTTGGTCAGATCACAACACTAAGGCTAGGATATTTTTAGTAATGATAGCTTTACTCGCGGCGAACTTTTGGCGGTTAATATATAGCGCTATCTAAACAAATAAATACTAGAAGAATTCAACGGTTGCCGGGGCTTGATTTACGTTAGTTAAACATCCCTTGGCGAGCATGTTGGCCGTTGTTCCGTAAACTGTATCATTTACATTGCCCATTAATTTGGCAACGTTATAATCGGTCTGTAATTCTTCTGTCTTTTCTTTCGATACGCGAGAGCGATCAAGCTCCGGGTCTACTAACGCCAAGAAATGCGCAGACAAGTACAATTCAACTTGTGTCAATAAGGGCTCGTCACCACCGATACAAGCTGATTGCTCATTAACAATGGCATTGGCTGCATCGATCCATGTTTGCACAATAGGGTCGGCCAACGTAGTCGCAACGATAGCTTTTACTTCTGCCGGGGTGACTCGAGTTGCCATTATTTAGCCTTTTTATTTGCTTGGGCCAGTTCGGATGTTAACCGGGTAACGTTATTTTTAAGATCAGCGACTTCGGATTCTAGTTCGTTAACTCTTTCTTGAGCCTTGCCGGCAGCTTCAGCGAGCTTATTTTCGCCTTCCACTTCATCCTTTAAACGAACCTTACCAACAAGAGCTTTGGCTTTTCCTTCGGTCAAATCGATTTCGGCGCCGATCTTATGGCCAAGGCAATGTTTTTTTTCAACGATATACTTTTCAGTTTTAGCCATGATAGATCCTGTTATTTATGATTGAATAGTTTCACCTAAAAACCCGCAATTAAGCGGGTTTTAATTTGGTCACTTATTAGTCGTTAAACAGTGGCGTGCAAGATGCCCGTATTCGAATTATCGTCTGACTTAATAATCTGAACCATTGCCGCGTAAGTGGTCATTACTTGCGCTGCCATTGGGTTAGTCTTAACGTGTGGCACCGATATCATATCAGTTGCGATTGCCAACTGAATAGTACGATCCGACATTTCAACAAACACAACGTTATCATCAGCAAGCTTTTCACCGAATTTAACATCCTTGATTTCAGGAATGTCCTTAATACGCTCAGCGACTGTTTTAGACGGGAAGCCCGACACGTAATCACGATCCATTGCGCCTTTGAAATTCTTTGGAAAGTACATAATTACACTATCCATTTCAACGCCGCCTTGGTCGGCAAACATGCTGCCAATGGCTGAAATTACTTCATCGACAATCTTGTCGTTATTGGCAACTAGATCCCACTGGCTAATCGTAGCAGTGCCACGATCAGGGTGAGTTGTGTAACCAAAGATTGATTGAAGGGCGCCACCAAACGAAACCTTGATTTTCGCATTACCGTTAAACAGGGTTTCTTCCAATCGCTCAGCAACCTGGCGCATAGTTTCTTTAAGGCCGGCAGAGCTTTTGTAATTAAAGCCCTGTTGACGCCACGGAACACTAAACGACTGGTGAGTGATCGGGTTAGGCGTGAACAC